TTATATGACACAAGCAGAATCCTTAATTAATTCCATGACCCGCCACAACTGGTCAGATGAATACGCAACACTAAACGCAGATGTTAAAGGGGTTCTCAAAGAAGTCGCATCTAATATTGCAGCTATTTACGTAATTATGTACGATATGAGTGGATTTACATCCCGAATTGAAGCCGAAGACATGATTAACATTCTACGCGATGGAGCATTAAGGGGGCTTTCCGTTCTTCGCGATAAAAAAACACAGACATTTTTGGAGGGTGCATAATGGTTTTTGAACATGATTTCAACCAATACCCTGAACTTTCCAACAGCCAAATGGAAGTTCTAGAGTTTGTAAGTCCCCATCCCCAAATAACTAATGATTTCTATGGGACGTGTACTAAAGTAGTTGATGGAGACACAATTCATGTAGCAACATCCTTTCGTAGCTTTGATTTTCCTATCCGTCTGCTAGATATTGACTCTCCAGAAATCTCTGAAGTGGGCGGACAGGAAACTAAATTATGGTTAGAAGCTAAAATCTTACAAAAAGAGATTCATGTTTTAGTCGATTACAATAATCGCGTAGATAAATACGGTCGCCTACTTGGACGTATTTTTGAAAATGGGATGGATATTGGACAAGAAGAATTATATCTTGGTCTTGCAGTTCCTTTTGGAAGTAAGAAAGAAGGAGCTGTTCAAACAGTTGAACGTATTCTTAGCGAGGGCGAGTTCTAATGCCTCTTAACTTTGGCGGGAGTGGGTTGTTTGATACTAGCTTGCAAGAGCGATGGAAAGGTGTTTTCAATCGTAGAAAAGAGCAAGCGCCAATAATTCAACAATCAAATTCATTCTACTTTAACGTACCTAGTACATATACAGAACTAACTTCTATTACTGTAAATCTACAAGCAGACGACTCCGTATTGTTATTATTCAGCGCTATGTGTGAACAAGACGACGACAATGACCAATTAAGTTTGTTATTGCGCAGAGACCCAGGAAACAACAACGTTGGAAGCAGTATCGCCCACGACAACAATGCAAGCGGAAACGACCCAATAAACATAAGCATGGGTTCACAACGATTAGATAGTCCAGGTGAAGGAGAATTCACTTACAAATTATTAGGATTTTCAACAAGTACAAACGGAGACATGAGAGACATAGTATTAACGGCAATCGTATTCAGGGTTTCATAAAATGGCACAAACAGACATAAGTTCAGCAGAAGCAAGCGACCTAAGCAACGCAATATCAGAGACAATCATACCCGCAAAAACCACTGATGGAGCAGGTTACTCCAAAGAACACACATATCAAAATAGTGATTGGGCTGTTGATTATGGATATTATTTACAAGTACCAGAATACAAAACAGCTATAGATGCAAAAGCAACATGGACTATTGGCGCAGGATTCACAGCCGAAGAACCCGTAGAACTACTATTGTCGATAATATCTGGAAATGGGAAAGACTCATTTAACTCTATCATAAAAAATATGATCAAGATAAAAACAATAAGTAAAGATTCATTTGCTGAAATCATACGAGATAAAGATGATATATTCACAAATCTTAAACCTTTAGACCCATCATCCATACGCATAGTGCAAAATGAAAAAGGAAGAATAATACGGTACGAACAAATGAATAAAACAGACATAATAAGAAAATTCAAACCACATCAAATATTCCACCTATCTCACGAACGTATGGCGGACGAAATACACGGAACACGTATAATTGATTCATTAAAATGGCTCATTGATGCACGTAATGAAGCTATGGCTGATTGGAAACGAGTACTACACCGTAATGTCGCGCCTCTGATTATTTGGCACCTGGATACAGATGATGAAAGTGAAATCGCAGCTTTTAAAGCCAAAACAGACAACGCAACAGCCTATGGTGAAAATATGTACATCCCTAAAGGTACAGTAGTTCCCGAAGTAGTTTCCACTGCGCAAAATTCCACACTCAACCCATTACAATGGATAAACCAATTAAACGATTATTTCTTCCAAGCTGTCATGGTTCCCCAAATCATCATAGGTAACGCTAAAGAATTTACAGACGCATCAGGAAAAATTGTATATTTAGCATATGAGCAATCAGTAAAAGCAGAACAACTATACATAGAAGAACAAATCTTGCGCCAATTAAATTTAGAAATAGAATTAACGTTCCCGGCTTCACTACAAAATGAACTCATAAGTTCCCGTGAATCAGACCCAAACCTACAAGCTAGCCAACCAAATGACACCACGATGGAATTGGAGGGACAGTCATAATGGAAGAAATTCTTCTTAATTACGGAGTTCTCGGAGCATGGACAGTGTATCTCATATATGAAAAAAGAGTCATCCTTAACAAAATCACAGGCAGTATTGACAATCTCTCCAAAGCTATCAATGATTGGAGGAGCGAATAATGGCAAAAAAGAGCAGTTTTAAAAGCCCGTTTCGTAGCGATGAAAAACCAAACAAGAATAAAGAAGCACTTGAAGCTATTAGAGGCAAACCAAAGGAAGAACCACAAAAAACAGGTGCATCTGGAAGTAGTACGACTGCAAACTTTAATGATGCAAACAAAGGAGCGATACAAGTAAACCCACAAGGGCAAGAACAAACAAGCTACGCCGCACCCCCACAACAAGGAAATAATGGTATATATCAAAATCCAACATATGCAGCTGCAACAAACCAAGTAAAAAATAGCATAGAATCAGAAAAAAACAAACCTAGTATAGCAAGTCAGTTTGTAAATGGCGCTATGTTTAACCCTACAGAAATCCCAAATAGCAATCCCATGTATCCTGGAGAACAAGATGTTACTCTAGCAAGTGCGGCAGGGATGTTAGTAGGTGTACAAGGAGTAGGCGCGTATGGCGCAACACTTAGAAGTGCAAGAACATTATTACGTGGTGAGCAAATACTTGCAAAAGCGCCCAAAATAGGAACAGTAGCTACATCAACAACTGCCAAAAATACAGCGGAGTTAATTGCCCACAATACAAAAACTGAAAGATTAGCAAAATCATGGATTCAAAAAAACATATTAACATCAAAGGAAACAATATCCACTGTGAACGCAATTACAGGTGTAGAAAGTATAAGCGTAATAACTAAAACAAAACAAACAATACCCCTCACCATGTTAATTGGAGCAGCCTACGCATCATTAGCAACATATGGAATGAGTACTTGGTTAGGAAAAAATGAAGGACAACAACCGTTAGGGATGGCTTCATATCTTGCATTTAAAGATGGAGATTATGAAACTGCGATTAAAATGACAGAGGCATCTGATGAAATGTTGGCAGATGATTCTTTTTTTGAGAAAATTATGAAAGCAGTACCTGGATTTGGAATTGCAGACACAACACTAAACGAAGCAGTACCTGCATCCTTAATGTATAATGAAGTTGTGAGAAAATTATCCCAAGATAAAATAGCGCAAGAACAAACAGGGATGACTGATGCACAAATATATGCGGAACGTAAAGCTGAACAAAAAGCAGAAGAAACAATATTAACACAAACACAACTCGAAACAAGCCAACAAATTCAAGAACTTAAAAATGAAGCTCTAGCTCTAAATAGAGAAGAAGATGCAAAATACTGGAACGACCAATTAGAAAAAAAAGCAGAATATGAAGAACAACAACGAAAAGCTAATTTAGATTATTGGCAAACGTACTTTAAAATGTGGATGGATAGTAGAGCAGCAACATCCAACAGTAAATTATCTTTCGGACTATTATAATATGGAACAAGAAAACAAAACCCAAAAAGACGAGATTATTGAAGAACAATCAGAAGGCAATGAAATGATTGAGAAAGCAATCAAAGCAGCCGAACGACTAGAAGAAGCTTATAAAAAGGCAGAAGAATTAGTAAAACGTAACGAGGCAATTGCGGTTGATGCACATCTTGGAGGAACTGCATTGGCAGGAAAAAACAAAGAGGACGAAGTAGAAACAGCAAAAGAGTATGCAAAGAGGGTACTAAATGGGAACTAAAGAACCTAAGGATTTAGGTATCAAAATAGGTACACCTGAAGAAGTTCTCTGGACTAATGTGCTCAAAGAAGCGAAGCAATTACTCAAACAATCAGAAGACAATATTATCGTTCAGCAAGGCATGGTTGATCTTGCAGAACGTAAAATTAGAGAAGAAAAACAGAAAATGTTAAAGAATTAGAGCAAAGCTTAAATAATTTAAGCCCAAAAGAGCAGTATGACTCTCGAGTGTACACTTGTTATTGAAACAGAACTCCCAATCCCGTTCACAGTTGCGGATGGGACAGGTATAGAAAAAGGAACTGTACTAAAACTCACTGACCCTATGACTGCAGTAGCTTCGGACGGGGACACAGACATCATCGCAGGAATCGCAGCAGCAGAAAAAATTGCAAATGACGGTACAACAACGATTGGTGTATATCGAGGCGGAATCTTCAAAGGATACGCAGGAGCTGCAGGCGTTACAGTAGGTGCAGGAATCATTACAGACTCGAGCACAGGAGCAGCTAACGAACTCGTTGATGCAGATGTAAATAGCGAAGCATTGGTAGGCATCGCACTCGAAACAGCAACAGATACAGAATCATTCAAATTTGAACTCAACCCATGGGGAGGTAAACTCGCATAATGGCAGACTCTAGCGGACAAGCAGACATCAGAGGCTTAGACATTGATAAACTAGCAAAAGGATTTGCAGACGAAGAAAACGTATTCAAGAAATACGTTACAGTTACAAACACATCAGCAAGAGAAATACGCTGGTACAAAAAAACCAACGGATTCCTTGATACAACAACCACGAGTGGAATAACAAAGTCAGGAATTAATCCAGCGGCATCAGGTACTAGACCGGAAGTTGTTGAACAATCATGGACTAGACAAACATCTTATGTCCAAAAGTTCTTCGTTGAATCTCCCACAATATCACAAGAAGACATTAAAGACTCAGATATTGACATCCTCGCTACAAACGTGCGCGATTTAGTAAAAGCAGTAGGAAGAAAAGTTGATTTGAGAATTTTCTCAATCCTTAACGAAGCATCAGAAGCAACCCCAACAGTGCCAAACCCTACAAATGTTAATACAGCTGCAGCAACAGGTACAGGTTGGGATGATGAAACAAACGGTAATCCAGTCAAAGATCTACTTGTCGGAAAACGAAAAATGCGACAAGCAGGCTATGACCCTAAAGGTGCGATTGTATCCATGAATAGCATCGAGCACGAATTCCTCATCGATTACTTAATCCGTAACGGAAGCAACACACCGCAATACGCTACAGAAAAATTAAAAGATGGTGTTGTTATGGCTCTGCTTGGATGTAATGTTGTTGTGACAGAAAACCAAACAACAGACTACATTACAATGTGGATTCCAAGAAAAGCATGTACTTGGAAACAATTCATGCCACTGACTGCACACGTAATGGACGACCCAGGTATCGGAAAGAAAATCCGTGTATGGGAAGAAGGAGAAGCAATTCTTACAGACCCTAAAGCAGTGCACATCATCACAGACACCACAACTTAGGCTCATGACATATGAAAATTGCAAACGTTTACTAGCGCACTACAAAAAAGCTAAAGAACCAGGCTTCCAAATTGGAAGCCCCCCTAAACCCTTAGACAACAAGACACGTGAAAAAATGGATAAGGCATACAAAGAGATGAATGTGAAAATCAAAACACATTATGCTAAACAACACAGACACGAAGAAAAATGCAAAAAGGAAAAAAAGGACAAAAACACTAAAGAGAAGAAATAATGACATTTCCGGGCGATTATGAATGGAAAATCGATATAACTGCACAAGCAACAAAAGTTAGCAGTAATGAAACTTCTTTTCCGTATTATTTCAACCTAGCAAACATCACAAGCGCTAATTTTTGGGATAATGTGCAAACAGA